CTATCATTACCCTTTATCATAGTAAATTTTTCTTTAGTCATAGAACCAATCTTCTCACATGCTGCACCACCAATGACATAAAGATTTTGCGTCTGACCTGGCACGTAATCTTTTATATCACATATCAGTATTTTCCCATCATTATAACCCCAACCAACTACAGTTGCAGAGATTTTGTCAACTTCTCCATCATAAACAATTGTATGTTTGTACATCTGTTTAACTCCCTCATTATTTATATTTTTATTTAATACACCTTCTACAATTAACTTAGCAATACCTTCATGACCTAGTTTCTTAGCTTTCTCATAATCTTCTTTATTATCACAGAAGAAACTTTCAATTAATACTGCTGTAGGATTTGAACTATTTAAGATATATAATCCTTTATCTAATTTAGCTCTTCTATTTCTAAATACTGTACCTAGCTTATTACATATTCTAGTTGCATATTCTAAACCTTTATTACTATAATATAGAACTTCTGAACCTTTTCCTTGACCATCACTTGCATTTAGATGTAGTTCTATAAGTAAATCATATCCTCCACTATTAACTCTAGGTATTTTATAAGTCTTTTCTTCTGCTTTAGTTTTAAACTGCTTTTCAGGGCATATTATTACATCTGCCTTATGACCCTCTTTTCTAAATGTATCTGCTAATACTGGTGCAAGAGATTTATTGTATTGGTATTCGTTAACTACTCCATCAGCAGAAGTGCATGCACCACTTTTTAAAATACTGTGTCCTACTGTAATACATATTTTCATTATTTATTTTCCTCCTTCTTTTCAATAAAAAAACACTTACATATAGTAAGTGTTTATAAACTTCTTAAAGTAACTATTTTATTTAGCCAATATCTCTATCCAATTATTAGGAAAACCAATAAGCTTTAAGTCTATAGAATTATTATAATCATTAATTAACTTTTGAAGTTTTATAAAAAAACTATTCCAAATTAATTTATCCATAGTCAAATGCTTCATAGCAAGTATATAAGAAAATATCTTTTTATTATCCAAGTTATACTTTTTATATTCGTTTTTTATTGTTATAATACGGAAATTATTATTATATATTCTACCATAATGAGCGCATTGATTTCTGACCTGTGTTAATGATTGTAACCAAGATTTAACTAATAAAGTATTCACTCTACACAAATTATTTTTTATGTATCTAGTATCTTCTGGCAACATGTTTGAATATAATTTTGACAACATACCAAAAGTCATTATTTCCGTTGCAACCCAAATGGGAAGTTTTCCTTCATATTTTTCTTTATGGTGTATAATAAAAAGCTTATCTGAATTATTATTTTTTTCTCTCTCTAATGCTGTCAAAAAATTAATATAGAATTTTTCATCTTTGAAACTCTCCCTTTCTAGATATCCACAAGCACCATGTTTAATTGCTAATGTATATGCAATGTATGTCCTAAATGCTATTTCTATGCTCCCTAACAAATCTGTTAATAATATCCTAAATTCCTTATTAAACCTATATATATCATAAACTTCTTCAAACGTAGTTCCTTCTTTATATGAGCCATCATCATTCTTAAAACTTAGAAGATATGCTGTAAACCTATAATAATTGACATTACTTAATACAAATTTAGCATCTTCTTTATCATTTATTATTAATCCTCTACTTTTTAAAATATCTATTTGTTCATCAAATGTTTTTTCTTCTTTTACTTCAACCATTGTTTTCACCTTTTCATAGATATACTTTTATATAATAAAACCCACCAATTAATATTAGTGGGTAAATTTATCTGTCCCGCCTATTTGAGCTATAAAAGAAGCTTGGCGGGTTCCTTCAAAAATCAATGTCCCGTATATTTGAGCATATAAATGCTTTACGAGTTCTGTACTATTATTATATACTTATTAGCTATAAAAGTATACTCTATTTAATGAAATTTTTTAAATTTTTGTGAGTAATAATATTTTTGTTAATTTCATTACTTTTCACCATCCTTCAACTGTTTGTAAGTTTGATTTATACCTATTGCAACTCCCCAACAAATTACACCTTGTAAGACTGCAACAGGATTTAATCCTAGCATCCATATTGAGAAACCTATTCCAAGTATCAGTAACACTACTGGAATGTATTTATTATCTAATTGTTTATATTTTTTACAACCTTTACCTATAATAGAGAGAGCAGCTACTAAAATTAGTAACTGCTCTGGTATAAAACTTATTAAATTATCCATATCTTAACCTCCTAATTAATTAAAATATTCCTCTTTGTATTGCAAATATAAAGAACCCTATAAGTGTTGTAATCATTGTACCAATTAGCCATTTGAGCATACTTGTAAGTGAGTTTAGATTCTCACACAATGCTTTTAACTCTGCTTTAGACTCTATATTTGCTATTTTTAATTCGTCTATTTCTTCTCCATGCTTATTTATTCTTGTTTCATGTCTTTTTAAATCTGCTTCGAAAAGTTCTTCATTCATGTAAGCCTCCTAATTAATTGAAATAAAAAAGAATCCTCTATACAGTAGGTTCTGCTCCTTCTACTACTCCACTCTGTTTAATTATATAATCCTCTACTGCTTTTCTGTATTCTGTGTTAGTTACATCATCCAGCTGAAACTCTCTATTTTTTAAGGGGTTTAATCCTCCGCTTAATATTCTCTCTGCTAATATTCTTACTACAACATTATTTATATTCATTATAAAATTCCTCCTACTTTTTCATTTTCTGCAATCAATATTTGATTTTCTAATTCTTGTATTCTCTTTTCTTCTTCACTCATATATACTGGTATTTCTTCTAAGATTGGTTGCTTAGTTCTTATATCTATTCCTATTATTTTGTACTTATCATAATCAACATAATCGTATTCTAAATCTATATATTCTATTTTTTTAATATTTTTTCGCTCTGGAACATTTCCTTTCGATTGTCCTTCATAGAATATTATTTCGCCTTCTTCATCAAAAAATATTCTTCTTCCTACTTCTATATATTCAGTCATAGTTTCCTCCTTTAACTTATTTTTTAAGCAATTGCATAGAAAAAATGTGGTATTTTGTAATCTTTCACTGGTAAAATACAAGTGTGACCTACTACACAATCGAATGTGTTCGGCGTGTACATTTCACCAAAATTACTAGGTTGAGGCACTGCTGTTATAATATTACGAAAAGATGAGTAAAAAACAAAACTACACAAATCTATATTGTAAGCATTTCTATAGACAATAATAAATTTTGGAGTAAAAGCTAAGTTAAAACTTATTGCGTTTGCTGAACAAGTTTTTGGCGTATTATTATCTACTTGATAGAGTTGAAAAGTTTTTTCTCCAACTTGAGTACATTCTCCTTGTGCAATAAAAATATTTTCGATTCCAACTACTTTACTAATTAGTGAATGAAGTGTTTCAGTTGATTGAGCAGATATATTTTTCATAGACAAACTAATTGCTAATGTATTTTTCAAGGTCTGTATTTTTGTTTTAGTTACACTTAGCTTATCAGTTCCAACAAAAGGACTTCCTAATGTACTAGCTATATTATTTTTACCAATTTGCAATTCATCTTTCACGTTCTCAAAAGTGGTTATTAAGTCACTTAAACTTGCATTTTCGTTTAATTTTTCTATCATAAAAAATATCACCTTTCTATTTTTAGTAACTATTTGTTGAGAAATGGTTACTAAAAAGTCTTATACTTGTTTATTTTGCTTCTTTTTCTATTTAAAATAAATTTATCTATACTATATATATCTTGTAAAAATTGTTTAAATTCAATCACTTTTCTATTTTATAAAGTAACCATTTCTCAACAAATAGTTACTGTTATAAAATTTCGCCTTTTAATTCGTTTGTTAACAACTCATTTTCTAATTCTTCATAACTAAGTTTTTCGTATATTGGATTATCTGACAAAATTATATATTTACCTTTTAATGTTTCTGATAACTCTATTACATATAAATTGTTACTTTCATTAATTATTTTTTCTTTTTCCTCTAAAGAATCGTAATAAAATTGTTTTTTCATACCTAATCTCCTATCTTAACAGTGTAACGTCAGAAACTGATGTGTAAGCTTTTGCAGTAGAACTATTCCCCGTTCCAACATCTGTTAATAACACTTGTATTTTTAATTGTGTATCATTATTTACAATTATATCTTTTTCAAAATTCATAGAACGACCACTGGCAGTAGCATCACATGAAAGATAAATATATTCTTTTTTTTCACCATATATTATTTCTAATCTGGAACTTGCAAAAGTAGCCCAGTTTTTATAAACCATCAAAGTTCCTTTAATCCTTAAACAACCTTTAATATTAGGTTTATCATTATAAATAATGTACGGATTATTTACTTCTTCTACTCTTTCTGTATCTTTACATTTAACAATTAATATTGATTGTACTATAAAATTTATCGCATTAATTAAATCAGTAAATGAACTTTGTGTACTTGCTGACACTCCTTTATATATTAAATTATTCACTAATACACTTTTTAATGTTTCTATTTTTGTTTTAGTTATATCTAATTTATCTGTGTTTAAAAATGGGCTCCCTAACACAGTTGTTATATTACTTTTGCTATTCTGAAAATCAGTTTGTACACCTTGTAGTGTTGTCATAAGTTCTCTTAAACTAGCATTATCAGTTAATTTTTCCGTCATATTTTCACCTCGCTTATATCATATCTATTAAATCATTTGCTATTGTAATTCCTTTTGCTCTCTGTCCATTTACCTCTGTTGCCAATTCTTTCAATGCTACCTCAACATTATCACTTTCAAATAAGTTTTCTGTATCTTCTATAGTTACATTCTTTGCTTCTAATACAAGATTTCTAACTTTATTAACTAACTCCTTAAAAGTCATTTAATCACCTCTTTCAATAAAAAAGAACCTCCCTTAAACTGTTGGTTCTACTTGTGTTTCTTCTTTATTTAATAAACCTGTTAACTCTAAATACTGTTCTTCTGTAATTCTGTTTACTGTATAGAATACATCAATTTTATGTTGCAAATCCTCTTTAGTGCTATAGTTCTTTTGTTCTATCATAAGTTTTAATAAGTTATACATGTTAATTCCTCCTATAAATTGTTATTTAATTTTATATTTTCTACCTCAAAGGCTGTGTTTACTATCTCACTATCTCTATTTTTATTTTCTTCTTTTAACATGCTTAATTCTTTTTCTAATGCTTGTAATCTCTTTTGTTCATCTGTTAAAATGACTTCTATGTCTTTGATGATTGGTTCTTTTGTAACTGGATTTATAGACTCTATATATTGTTTACTATAGTCTATACTACCAAATTCAACATCCAAAAAATTTAATTCAGTTATTTTTGACCACTCTTGTATATCTCCTGTTGCTTCACCAGTTTGAAGCCATATATTGCCTGTTTGGTCGTAAATTATTCTATTATTTCTGTTCATATTATCACCTCATTTTTTTATTAAATATATATTTTGTAAGTTAATGTAGCTCCCTCTTTTGCCCATATTCCAACTGCTTCTGACATTGATAATTTATATAATGTAAGCACTAATGAAGAATACCCAACATTAGATACATTAAGAATACCAACAGCTTTCGGGTTACTATGAGTAGAATCAGAATTATAGCCAAAATTATAAAAATTTGAATTACAAACATTATCAAAATAAACATAAGATTTACTTGTTGTACTAAAAGTTACTCCACTAAGTACAATTAAACTAGGAGAGAAGCCCATGTTAACTGGTATAGTAAGAGTTTTTGAAGTTCCTTCTTTGTCATATATACTTAAGTTAAAATTCTCTGCATCCGTTTTTGTGAATGTATAAGTTCCTGTTATAAATCTTTTTCTTTTACTTAACTCTGTTTCTAATTGAGTTATAGTATTGTTTTTTTGTGTTACTTGATTTTGTAAATCTTGCACACTAGTGTCTGAACTATCAAAACTTGTTTTTATTTTCTCTGATAACTCCACAAGTGTATTATTTAAACTTGCTTCTATATTTTTAAGTGCTAAAGTGTTTATAATACTTGTTTTCCCAACTTTAAATCCTGCATTAACCTCAACTAATTTTGTTGATATATCATTTAAATTTACATTTTCGGGCAGTGGCATTATATTCTTACTTATACTTAACACTTTTTCTGCTGTAGCATTATTACTGTCTGTAACAACTATTTTAAGTGTGTGTAATGCATTATCTTCTAATGTATAATTAATTGTTTTCTCTTCTGTTAAATTTGTTGTTATAGTTTCTTTTAGTACATCATCTATAAACCATTCTATCTTTGTAAGTAATGCAGGGTCTGTGTGGTCGGCTTTAAATGTTGCCTGTGTAGAATTATAAGAAGATACTGTTAAAAATGGCAATGCTTGTAGTAATGTTATTTTAGCATAACCATCTGCTTTAGTAGTATTACCTCCAGTAGTCATGACTATATTTTCAAGATAATATTCAGGTGTTGGTATATATCCGGGTGCCTTATAACTATCTTTATTTAGTGCGTAACCACTTCCACCACCTCCACATTCATTAGAATAAGAACCAGCACCACCGTACCAACCCCCTCCACCACCTATTCCTATGTTACCATAACCTCCTTTTCCTAATGAACCATGGTATTCTTCTGTGTCGTAACTTGTTCCACCTTGGTATTGAGAACCACCGCCACAAAAATCTCTGTCACGACCAACTCCATTAACACCTACATAACCACCACCATGACCAATAGAACGAGCAGAAGCAAAATTATTTTTCATACCTCCTCCACCGCCTGCAACAAGTATGCGTGAAAGCAAACTTTCGGTGTTACCCCAAGTTGCACTAGGATGATAAAGTCTTATATCAGTTGCTCCACCACCGTATTTAGAATAAGCAAAGCTACCAGTAGTAACTTTGCCAGCAGCGCCTGCACCGTTAAAACCACTTCTAGTAAGGCTTGAACCTTCAGAAACTTTCTCATAACCGGATTGACCGACACAAATTTGTAGATTAGTTCTTTTTTTAAATACAATCTCACCTTTTGAATAACCACCTTTTGCACAATCAGTCCAATCGCTTGTATCGACAGCACCACCACAAGCACCCCAACATTCTAATTTATATCGCCCAGGTGGCAATGAAACATTTTGTACATAATTAGCATAATTAAAATTCCATTCAGTCTGCATTTTCTCACTCTCCTCTCTAACAATAAGTTATCAACTCATTTACACTTGTTGCAATATTAGATAAACCACCATTTACCTTTTCTTCTATATTAACCAATCTGTCCTCTATTTTCTTAGATGAATAAGTAGTCATTTCAGATACTCTGTTATCATCTACAGTTGCATTTATAAAATGAGTTTCTGCATTTCCATTTATCACATAGACATTTAACTCAACTTTTACTTCACTTCTAATCTCAATTGAATTATCATCAACTATTTTAAAATTTGGAACTATATTTTCTTTTGTAGTAGCATCTATAATATTTACAACTATTCTCTGTGTTAATAAACTATGTGTTACAGTTGCTTTGAATCCACTTTCTGCATCCTCAACCCAATCATCAATTGCGACCCTTTGAGTGTATGCAACATTTGAGCCACCTGCGATTAATTGGTCGATTTTAGTATTTAACTCTGTTTTAGCAGTTTCTATGTTGCTTGTTAATTCTGTTTTAGTTGTATCAATTTTAGTATTAACAGTACCTATTTTAGTTTCTAAGTCTTGTATATCTTTGAGTGTTGCAAAGATTATTGTTGGGTCAATTTTAAGTTCTATATTATTTACATTAGATACAATAAGCACAGTTTTAACCTTCATGTCTACCACTGCACCTTGTTCTATAGAAGGTTTATAACACTCTTTGTATTTAGAAATGGCAATTAAATTATTTTCATCATCTAAATATCCTATTTCTCTTATCATAAACCCGCCTACACTTGATGGTATTAAACTCTCTAATATTATACAATTTGGTGCAGTTTCATCTGTAGTTGTATTTCCAATATTGCCTTCCCATACCACGTTTTTGAGAGCTGTCTGACTCTCAGTTGGAGTATATTCACTCCCTCCTCCATCACCAAGTTGAATTTTTACAAATCCCACTTTATTACCTGTGACACTTGCATTTGCTATCTTTGCTTTTCCTACATCTGTAATTATAGTGTAATAACTTTTATCTATAGCCAATATATCACCTCCTAAAATATTGTTATCTCTTGGTATCCAACTCCATTGCCAGTTAATACATCAATTTCTCCATAAGTTTCTATATCTGGTGGACTCCAAGGGTATATAGTTATTTCTTGACCCATTAGGGTTGTTATACCAAAATTCATATAATTG